CATTTTTTTGATAGCATCAGATTGCTCCACATGAGCAGTGTTTTATTCAGACATGAATTAGCCACAGTCTAAAATACAAATACAGCTTATCAGCTCCATTTGGTTTCATCAGCCCACCATGCCGCATACAACTTGCCTTTTGCAATGTTTTTCGCATGGCGTTTTTTGAAAGACGCACGCTTGTCCTTGTCAGCCTGCGACTCTCCCTTACGAGGTGGCTTTGTTTTAGCCCCTTGCTGACCAAAGCGAATCATCCTGATCTTGTCGCCCTCTTTAGCCAAAACCACGTGGCTTTTCTTCGGATGGTCTGGAGTACGTTTTGGCTTGTTGTAGCCGCTAAAGGTCTCGCCTTGGTAAGTGATGCGTTTTGCCATTACTTCTTTTTGCGGCGTTTGTGCTGGTACTTAATTTTGGCGGACCCCTTTTTTTCCCGCTTAAATTTAGCTTTTTCTGACGGTGACATCTCACCAGTCGTTTTAGGAGTTTTACTGCTGACACGTTTTGATGGCCGACAAGCTGGGTAGCCATCACGCTTCTCACCTTTTTGGCGGCCACATGGTTTGCCAGTTTTTACATCAACCCATTTTTCTTTAAACCAACGGCCCAGGCCACCTCTAGGCTTTTTTCTTTTTGCGGGCACTTTTGCCTCCGGTTTCGGTCTTGTACTTTCCGCCACGTTTTTTGTACTCCCTTACCAACCATGCGTTTGCATAGGCGCTGGGGTACACAGCAAATTTGCGTTTAGCAGCTGCTTTTACGGTGGCGTATAAGGACGGATTTGTTGGAACGTTTCTACTTGCCACAGCTGCACCTCTTCTTGGTGCCCTTTTTCATGCCTTTTTTCTTGGTGCTTTTTTTCTTACCACCGTGTCCGTAATGACCTGGCATGGGACCTCATGAACGCTTGACCTTAGGATAACGCCTCTGCAGTTCCTGCAACGTCACCTCCGTGCCATCAGCCGAAACAAATTTCCTGATAGCCGCTGATGGGCCGTGTTTTTCAGAGAGCATATTGAAATACGGCACCTTGCTCGGACCAAGCACGTCTGCCTTGACTTGCTTGCTCTGATCAAACAGCCATTGCCCGTAGGTTTGATTTGCAGGGACAAGTCCGCCAGAACTACGACGCTTGCCAGGTTTTGGCGGCGGAATGCCTAAGCCCTTGTAATCAACAATTGGGACAGTGGTTGACCTGCAGTTAAAATGCTGCGGTGGCGTTGGTCCTTCGTTGTATTTAAACGTTCGGCCGTCTAATGCACGACAGATCGCGGAGGTTCTGCTGTCAAGCGTTGCGATGTACCTATAACGCTTGGTGATCTCTTGATTTTGACTGTAAACCGCTTGGCTAGCGGCGTTGGCAACTTGATTGACGCTAGTCCGCACCATAGTTCTAATTTGATTATTTGGCACAGCAATTAACTGACCGCGCAAGCGCCTTGCGATCTTGTCTGACCCTTCGCCAAGAATTAGCCCATTCTGTACTTCTTTGGTAAAGACCTCAGCCTGCTGTCCAGCTAAGCGCCTAAATGAGCTTTGCAGCGTTGCACCGTTCGGCAGTGTAATGGTCGTGCCATCACCAATTTTAAGCTCGAACTCCTTCGGAACACCGAGAACAGTAGCTCCAAGATCGTCACTTAACGTAACAATGTTGTAGGTCGTTGGGTCGATCGTTGCAACGGCCTGCGCAAACTGTGGACTAATCTGCACGCTCTTCACCTGCAGCAACAGGTCGTCAGGCAACTCGCCGTTCAAAATTTCAGTAACAAATCCTGCTTGCAGCTCAACTAAGCCTTGCAGTTCACCAACAGCTAATGCCGTTGAAGATTCAGCCCAGCCTTCAAGCGATGTTTTCAATTGCGCCAGTATCGCCCCAAGCCGTGCAGCTTGCGTAGGTGTCGTGTCAACACCACTAGCAGCCAAGCGCTTAACAGCGTCCACAATAAGATCGTTGTATGTACGAGCAATTCGCCTCGCGACACTATTGCTAAATCGATTAAGGTCGATTGCATTTTTGTAAAGCTCCGCAGGTGTCGTCATGTGTCATGGATACCAAGATAATCCGGGTCCTCGCCGCAAATGACACAAACATTAGATCCAGCACCCAAAGCCACACTTAATATTTCTAAAAACTCAGCAATTACGTCTAGCTCATTTTTTTCTACACAAGTCTCACTGATGCAAAAAACGCCTGAGCTGTCCCGCCATGTAACGCGAACGACAGCAAAATACTTACCGAGCAGCTCACTGCGCACGTAATACAAAAACTGATTACCTTGATCAGATGATTCACCTGTACGAAACCTTTTAATCCAATTCATCAGACTGCTCCGGTGCTGCTTCTGGCATTGTGGCTTGCTCAGGAACAGGTCGGCTATTTTCTGGCTTTTGAATTTCAAGCAACCCACCGGCCTGCGTGGCCTCTAGCTCGGCTTCAACATCAAAATCATCACCTAGCACCTCTCCTGCTTCAAGCTGTAACAACAGTGTTTCTTGCGTAATTGTTCCTGCTGTGTAGAGCTGCAACATCGCTTGTATCTCCTGCGGATCTAGCCTAATTCCCATAAAGTCACGGTTTACCAAGCTGCTGCCAGCGTTTGGCTCCTGCATATATTCAGCTTGAAACCGCAAGCAATTATCAATTAAATCCTGCATCTGCTGGGCAACGACCATCATGGTGCTGTCACCTTGACTGCGATCAATGCGCTTTGCCTCTGCAGTTTCTGCAGAAAGCTTGCTGCCAAGAATGCTTGCCAAACCCAAAGCGTTGATTTGTTCAGCAATCCGATCAAGCTGCTTAAACTGTGCTTCGTAGCTGTTGCCGCTTGGTTCTATGTACTCACTGCGTGCCTCAGTAGGTAGCGCAAGTGCTTCTCCTGGGCCTGCACTGATTTCTTCAGCTGATTGTGGAAAACCATAAATCGCCAACATCGGCACAGCACTTATGTGCAGCTGATTTGATAAATCACTTTGGACTTGATAATGCTGCAGATTCAGCTCCGCAATATCAGCCAACGGGGGCAATGACTGCAATAGGCCAACACGATTAGAATAAGCAACGCTGAATGGGATTTCGGTAAGACTTGTGCGACCTTCATCAACAATTTCAAACTCACCTTTCTTGTTGCGCTGATGAATTTCAAACGCACCAGGTGTTAACACCCTGATCTGTTCAACTTCCTTTTCTCCATATTCGCCATCTGGAACAACAATACGCTCTGACAAACGCAACTGCGTTAGCTGCTGTTTGCCATCCTTAAATTCACTCCGAAAACCAATGATGTCACGCGGAGAATATGTTACGAAATATGGCCGACCGTTCTCACCAGAAGCAGGCGCATCAACTAAAACTCCTACGTGCCCGTAACGAATACAAACCCTGGCTGTCTGAAAAAGCCAAGTCTGCAAATCATTACCTTGCAAGTCTGCGTCAAACAGTTGCTCGCGCATCACGTCAGGGACATCGTCAAGACGCACTGGCTTCCGCGTCAACATGCCAGCCAGCATCCGTTCTAGCCGTATGTAGTACGGAGCCAGCACAGACCTGTTTAATCGGTTTTGGTAACTAAGGTCAGTTTCACGCGGTTCCTGCGGCAAAAAGCGTCGAGATTTGCCTCGAATTCCAAAAGTGCCCAGTAAGAGCGCCTCTATAAGCTCCCAATGCGGCTCTTGATTTACCCAGGTTGCGTTTGGCGAATCTACCTGTGAAACGTTACTGACGCGCTGACGCGCTGAAAAGCCTGAATACACAGTTAGAGCCCGCCCGATGCTTGCAGTTTAATAGAGCCTAATGCCAGTACCACGCCCTGCCCGCTCATGCAGCGGATTATATTCCGCCAGAATCAAATAGCCAAGACCGTCAGTCCAGTGCTCAATATTGGCCGTCTTATCAATTACGTAATCCTCAGCGCCTTCCTTAAAGGTCACGTTCTTCAACGCTTTGATCGTGTGCTTGCACCGTGGATTAACAAAGAGGCGGATGCTGCCCTTAGCGCTTTTGATCATCATGTTCGTTGCATTTATCTTGTCCTTTACAGCCCAAGGCGCCTTAGGGCTAATGCAACCAAAACCAAAACGCCTAATGATGTCGTGATCGGTCCTGCCAGCTGACGAGGTCTTACGTGCAGAGCCAGTCGGATCTGGATAAGCAATGATTTTGCGGTCTGGGAAGCGTTGCTTGAGCATTGAACACACTTCATCAGTGTTTGACTGCTTCACCGCCAATTCATCCCATATATGCAGCGTATCGCCAACTCTGCTGCCAAGCACACCAGCCATGATTGACACGTTGAAATCAGTGCCCCAATAAATAGGACCGCCAGTGTCCTTGATGTCTTTTGAGATGTTGTCGTCGCTGAAGCCTGGATAGACCCTGCCGGATAGCGTCTCAAAACTGGCCAGGTACTCCTGACGGAACGTGCGCTCGTCTAGCGTATTTCGTGCGGCTTCAATTTCCTCAGCAGATACATTGCCGCCATCGATCGTGGTAAACGAAAAGGTGTCCCAGTCGGCCTGATCCTGTGCTTGTTCCCACAAGTCGTGAAACCAGTTCAAGCCAGCGGGCGTTGTAATAAACCATGCCGGACCGTTTTGGTCTGAAAGGGCAGGACGCAGCACCATCTCCCACGCTGTCTGCTTGA